GCTATCCGGAAAAGAAGCTTATCGAACCGGAGAAAAAGATGTCCATCCTCACACAACTGCGCACGAACTTCAACCTGCCGGTGGGGGACGACTACCTCTACGAGGAATTCGGGATCGAGAAACCGGCAAACTACAACGAACTAAAAAAACGCCAGGAGGAGAAAGCGGCGGAAATCGAGGCAGCGAAGGCCCGAGAGACTGAAAAGACGGAAGAGGATGAACCGGTTCCGAAAGAAGAACCGGAACTGGAAAAGCACGGTAAAGGAACACCCAAAGAAAAGAAAAACGCCCTTAAAAACGCGTACAACTGGCTGAAACGTTTTTTCGGGAAAGCCCCGGGGAGAGACGGGGCAGCTTTAGAATGGTGATGAACGACCTCTACAGAATGGAGGACAAACAGGTGGAAACTTTATTCTCGTTCGATGAAGAGGTACTGAAGAAAGCCCTGAAGAACATCTACAGCAAAGACTTCCACCCCCTGACGGAAATTGAGGGGAACCTGTTCGATGCCACATGGAAAACAATAAACGAAGCGGCGGACAAGGGGTTCGGGACACGGAAGCCCGATGATCCGGATTATGACTTCTACCGGGAAATCCGAATGAACAACGCCGTGTTCGCGGCTTTCAAGGTACACCGGGCACAAAACGACATGGCAGCGCTACTGCTGGACGAAAACGGCAAATTAAGGCCGTTTGAACAGTGGCTGAAACTCGTCATGCCCATAGCGGACCACCAAATGGCAGACTGGATGCGTACAGAATACGACACGGCAGTCATACGGGCGCATCAGGCGGCCGACTGGAGACAGTTCGAGCGGGAGAAGGATATCCTGCCGAACCTCAAATGGATGCCGTCCACATCCGTACACCCGGGAGCGGACCACAGAATATTCTGGGGAACCATACGCCCCGTCGATGATCCGTTCTGGAACGAGCACAGGCCGGGGGACCGGTGGAACTGCAAGTGTACGCTCTCATCAACGGATGAAGCGCCGACAGCAGTACCGGACGAAAACGGGCAGAACAAGGCACATGACGGTCTGGAAAACAATCCGGGAAAAGACGGCAAACTGTTTTCAGACAAACACCCCTACGTTACTGAAGCGCATCCGGGAGCAAGAAAAGCCGTGGACGCATTGACCAAGCGCATCAACGAGATGATAGCCGAAATGCCAGACAACCTGACGCTGGAGGAAAAAACCGACATCGCCCGCAACAATCTCAAGATAGAAAAGGCACTCGGCGTTACCAAAGGCAAGCCTATGACATACGAACAGGCAAACAAGGGAAAGGAAAATCCGAAATTCGGAAAAGAGGAAGGATACCGCGTGAATTGCCAGACCTGCACCGTGACACACATGCTCAGAAGGTTAGGGTTTGACACCGAGGCAAAACCCAACATCAGACAAAGCGCATACAATGAAATGGCAAAACAAGGTATCACATGGGAAGAACGTTTCCTGAACCGGGACGGAACAAAGCCGGATTATGACTATACCTATAAATGGCAGGTCAGAAAGGGATACCAAGTAATGAACGCAAACCGACTGAAGGAATACTTCAGGGAAAAATTCAGAGAGGACGGAATATACGAGATATATTGTGCCTGGAAAGGCGGCTCCGCACACGTGTTCTGCGCGGAGGTGACTGAAGGAAAGACAAGGTTCTTCGACCCGCAAACCGGAAAGGATGATGCAAGCAATTACATACAGAGCATGAAAGCCAACCGTGTGGGAGTGATAAGAATAGACAACAAATTGGTAAATCCCAAAATCATGGGACTATTTATCACCAAATAAACGGGAAGAAAGTGCCAGCCCCTCCTCACCGTCCACCAGACGGCAGGACTGGCCGTCGAACAGAATAAAGGCGGGAAGACCGACAGGCAACTCAAAACCATCCCCGTCAACACAGCCAACGGAATAGATGCTTCCTTCAGGGGAACTGGCTGATAAAACAACGGAGTTATAACCGTGGATGTTTGCTAATTCTGACACTTGTTCGGGTATTTCCATAACTCAAAAAGGCACATAAAACACCTTGTTTGCAAAAGTATAAAATTATTTTTTAAACTCTATAATTTATGGACATAAAAGAATATTCAAGGCTGATAAATGCCAAACGGAAAGAACTGGATGGTCTAATGAAACGAAAGATGCCGGTTATCGCCGGACGAATGGCAAAAGACCATTTCCAGGACAACTTCCGCCGGGAAGGTTTCGTAAACGGAGGATTACACCCGTGGCCGAAAGCGAAAAGGCTGTCATCTGGAAGAACGGATGCGGCCGGGAACTACGGGACGCTGCTCTCCGGGAGGACCCACCTCTTCAGCTCCGTCAAGTACATGCCGACGGACTACCGGGTAAGAGTGGCCAATGACCTCATATACGCGCCCGTCCACAACTGGGGAGGAGAAGTTCATCCGACTGTTACGCCCCAAATGCGGCGTTTTGCATGGGCAAAGTATTACCAGGCTTCAGGCAAGGCTAAAAAAGCCGCCACGGGCAAAAGAAAAGGCAAAAAGAAGGGTTCTGCCGCAAACAATGAACCACAGGAGAACCCGGAGGCATTAAGATGGAAAAGACTGGCGCTCACCAAAAAGAAAAAGCTCCGGATAAAAATACCACAACGCCAGTTTATCGGAGAAAGCCGGGAACTGTCCGACAGGATAACGGAAAAAACAGAAAACGAAATCAGAAACATTTTAAACTTATAAACACATGGAAGAAATATTCATCGCAATCATGGAACGCATCGCCCAAAAGATGCCGGAGCTCTCATACATTGACGAGGATTACGGACAGCTCGAAACCGGAGCGGAAGAGGAACATTACCCGGTCACCTTCCCCTGCGTACTCATAGGGAATACGGAATCGGACTGGAAAGACTTCGGATACGGGGTACAGAAAAGCATGTCGCTTGTCACCGTAAGGCTGGCCGTGGACTGCTACGACGACACGCACTACACTTCAGGTACCTATGACAAAGTAAGGGAACGGCAGATGAAGGCAAAGGAACTGTACAAGGCCTTGCAGGGGTTCCAGTGCACGGAAGACTGCACACCGCTGGTCAGGGTCAAGAACCGGGATTATTCCCTGCCGGGAAACATCAAGGTGTACGAGACGGTTTATTCCTTCACGCTGCATGACGAGTCGGCCATGCAGTAAGGGGAAGGTTCATTCCCCCGTGAACAGGGAAAGCTGGACGGCTGTCAGGCGGGGTTTCTTAACCTTCGGGACGGGCTTCAGTTCAAGATCCTTCAACTCACGGCACTTGCGACGGATGATTGACATGATCCGCTCCTCGGAAATAAAAAATTCCTGCCGGGACAACACTTTCAGGGCGTCGTCAAAGCGCAGACGCTGCACCTCCGTCCAATAATAGTAACGGCGGCACAGGGCTTCATCACGAAGTTCTATCAGGTTCTTGTCTCGTCCTTTGGCCATAAATAAGAGTTATTTACTGCAAAATTAGGCATTTGGCATATCAGGAAAAAGAAAAACGCCGCAATCACAACGGATGCGGCGTTTTTTCTGTTTAGAGTGTGAACAAAATCACATGGTCATCAGTTCGGTATCGTCCTCACCCGGAATAAAAGGCTCGATACGGGTAATCACCTTGCTCTGTACCTTTACCCGGCCACTGCCCTTGCAGACAGGACAACGGGAGGAGGAAGGGGCTCCGCTCTGGTCTGTGTAGAAAACACGCCCCTTACCCTCGCAGTTCTTGCAAGCCATCACGTGTGGTGCGATGTTCTTTGTCTTCTCCATATCACAGACGGCAGAATGAAGGTTCGATACGGCGCCAGACACCGTTCTCGTCACGCTTGTGGAAATAGTAGTTCACCGCAGTCTTATACACCACATTGCTCTCACGAAAGAGGTCCATGATCTCCGTGTACTCACTGTCGAAACGGTCCTCAAGCTCGTACAGCTTGCTCACCGACTTGTAGTCCAGATCACCCTGGCGGTTACGCTCGATCATGGTCATGCCAAGTTGGTACATCGGATCGTCGGTACCGAGCTCCCGGCTCATGGCGTAACGCTTCAGGTAATCCACCAGACGCTCGGCGGCGAGATTGGCACGCTCGTCGAAACTCTTCACCTTGTTACTCCTCACTTCCAGCTTCATGTCACCGTCCACGATGGTGAAACTCGCCTGGTCATCCTTGCGGAGCTGGCCATAGTCACGCATCAGGTCGCGGAAAGAGGCGGCTTCCTTCTCCACCCAGTCACGGAAGGCTTTCACGTCATCCACAACTGGAAACAGCTTGTTCTTCACTTCAAGCATGAACTGCGCACGAAGCCCTTCGTAGGCATCGCGACGGTTGCGCTTGTTTTCCTTCTCTTCCTGCTGGAGCTGTTTCAAAAGCTCCTTTCTGTCCTGGGCGGACAGGCTTTTTAATTGTTCTTTCAAGTCCATAACTAAAAAATTAAATGGTTGTTACTGTTGTTTATTCTCACGTTTGCGGCGAATGGCGCGCAGCTTCACCTGCAACGCATCCAGCGCCTCGCAGTCAAGTTCACGGAACTCCATGCCAGTGATACGGCTGTCCCGGCAGAAGGCGTTCACCCGGTCCCAGTCGGCCGTATCAATGCCCAGCAGCTGCATCTGGTGAAGCACCGCCGAACGCTTCTGACGGAGAATCTTCCGGAGCTCCTCACGGTAAGTGGGCGGCACCAGCTTGCGTATCCCGGCCACGGCAGCGCTGTATTCCTTCAGCGTCATCTCGCGCAGGCTCGTGGTGCGGCCGTCCGTGTACTGGGAAACGATGCTTTCCTTCAGTGCGTCACGATCCGATGTCGGAAGGCGGTTCAAAAGGCTGTAAAACGCCGAATAATTCTCGGGCTTGTTTAGCTGTTTACGGGTGTTGATGTCTATCTGCATGGTTATGTCGTTCTTTTATGGAGACTATCAATTTCTTTTATGATTCTCTTTATCCTAATAGCACATAAGTAATCAAGAAGGCGTTCTTTTTCATCTTTTGTGCACTTATATCGGGTAAAAAGTTCAAATATGCTCATTACTATACTTGTTTTGATTCATTCGACAATTTCATCTATTTCATACCATTCTACATCAGAATTATTCAATCCATAGTAAGCAATAAGCCCTTTATTGTCGATAATTCCATGATATTCAGTTTCAATTGGCTTTTCCAATCCAGCCTCTTTAATTGTTATTTTATAGTGTTTATATTCCATACTTTATTCTTACAAATTAATCACTTCAACCGACACCACGCTGTTCCTGTTGGTGTTGATTGCTAAAATATATCTGTTTCCCTTCTGGCCTTTCTCGTAAAGATAAGCCCAATTCTCCTCAACCTCCACGTAACCTTGGCGGTCAACCGGAAGCCCGATACTGTTCGTGATCTGAACACGAACTTTCAGACCTTCGAATTTTTTGAATATATTACTCATAACGCTATTGTAACTACAGGTTTCTCAAGTTCTCTCAAACGTGCCTCCGGGACATCCCTCAGGATGGCGGCGGCCAGTTGCGAATCCCGCGTCTCGACAATCGCCCAGCCCTCCGTCTTTGTGGAGGCACTGATTAGCATCTGACGACGCGGCTCAAAACACGTCCAGTTCAGAAGGACGCTGCTCAACCTCTCTATCGGAAGGCCGAGCTGGTGCAGGTTCTCACTCGTGTTCATTTATAGTCATTCATCAGTTCATATTCAAATTTTCACCGAACGGAATAGTATTAATGTCAGCCTTTCTCGTATAGGCCTGCATAAGCCCCACGGAAAGCAGCATATAGACATTCTTATTCGCTTTGACAACCCCGGAAATAGAGCCGACAATATGTTCAGGCTTGCCGGTAATGATTGAGCCGGCTATCTGCTCAAGCCCGTCCGGTTGGTCCTCACTTGCCGCAACGCTCATAAAGGCACTAAGATTATTTTCCTTACAAAAGTTATCCACGTATTGGCAGAGTTCCTTTACTGCCTCTTTCTGTTTTTCTGTAATCATTTCAGTTAAATTTTAATGGTTAATAATTATATATCGAAATCGCAAAATCCTTTTTCTCGTACTGCCGGTACATCGTCTCCTCCCAGTCCGGCTCGTCCTCCTCCGACAGGTCGTTCTCCCCGAGTTCTATTTCTTTGCGGTAAATGAGGTACCGTGCCTCCAGAAAGAAGAGGACCACACGGCGCAGGAACTCACGGGCGGAGGAGATGCCATGCCTCTCCATGAAGGCGGCGATACGGTCCGGACCGATGGTGTTCGTGCGGATACTCACCAGACACTGCCGACGGAAGTCCTTCAGCGTGCTGCCCTTTATCCCGAGCACGCTGTCAGCGATACGGCCAAGGTTCTCCGGGATATGATAACCGGCACCGTCGTCATCCGTCCCCACCAGCAGCTCGGCGGCAGCCGTCAGCATACCCTCCACGCTCATGCGCTGGGCGGCGGCCGTCTCCTTCAGGAACACGTACTGGTAGTTGCTCACGTAGGTATGTATGAGATAACCTTCCGGACAGCGGAACACCTCTCCGGCGGCAAGCTCCATCGAAAGGTTGTTCAACGTCACACCGGCACCGCAGCAGAAGGCGCATACCAGGCGGACGGCAAGACGCTGGCGGTTGCCCCAGCCCCCGGAAACGATGGCACGCTGTAGGCTGTCGGCAACGGCCGGATCCATCTCGAAGAACAGCACCGCCTTCTCCTGGCGGCGGAAGAAGAACGACATGTCCGGAATACGGTCCATGCAGAGAAGGATACGCCGGGTGGCAGTAGAAACCCTGCCACCGTCCATCATGCGGATATAGGACTTTACCAGGTGGTTCATCACTACCGTCATGTCGGAAAAATGATAGTCGGCAACTTTCCCGCGGAACAGTTCATGAAGCAGAACGGGCAGCTTCACAACGTAGTTGTAATATTCCTTTCTCATGGCTCACTTGTTTGAAGGTTTCCAGTCCACTGTTATAATCGCATCCAGCTCACCGCTACCGCCACACACCGGGCAGGGCACCTGCACGTCCTCGCGGCTGCCCTCTTCCGTTCCCCAGAACCAGCCGTTGCCCTTGCAGTAACCGCACTTGTGACCGGTACTGACGAAGTTCTCACGGTTAGGCCCCTTACACATATAGGCGGGAGGACAAATCTCCAGCTGTTTCTTTATCCTGCTCATGCCTGGCCTCCTTTCTGTTTCGGTCCCGCCACATTCCAATAGTCATAGGCGCCCTTCTCCCAGATTGTGTATTCACCAGTGGCCCCCTGATAACGTCCCTTACTGAAGGCGACGTAGCCCTCCACCCATATCTTCAGGTCGGCATCATACATCACGCTCGTGGCCGCATCACCTTTAGGATTCTTGCCGCGGGCATGGCTGATGAAAACAAACAGCTTGTCCGGAAACTCCTCCTTCAGCTGGATATAGTCACGGTACGTCATCTGGGTATATTGGAAGCTGTCAATGACTACGATATTGAAACTCTTATGACGCCGGAGCCTGATCTTCAAGGTGGGGATGTCCTCCTTGATGAACGCGAGGTGGCGGCTCACCTCGGCCATACCAAAGCGCCGCAGGTTGTTCTGGACAGTCAGAGAGGTTCCTTCCTCCAGGGAATTGAACGCCACACGGTCATACTTGCAAAGTTCCTTGCAGAGCTGCATCACAAAGGAAGTCTTTCCGTTACCGCTATTCCCCCACACGAACCAGCAGCCCCGGATCTCCGGAGTGTCGAAGGCGTCCTTCCATTTCCCCTCGAAAGGAAACACGTCATACTTCTTGTTCAGAATGTCCCTGACATTCAAGGCACGTCTCATGCCGGTCTTTTTATTATTTTTTTTCTCTTCTTCCATGGTCAGAACAATTTTAATTGCCGGATATTGTCAATTCGGTCAAGTACGGCCTGCCGTGCGGCACCCCGCAGTTTCTCGTGGCAGAGCATCCTGCCGAGTGCCCACAAAAGGGCATTCTCACGGGTGGCAAACTGTCCCCATTTACGTCCCGGGTTGAAACCACCGCCGGAACCGCCCACCTCCATGTGAACGCCGACAACCCACCAGCCGTCCTGCTGTCCCACAAGGGCGTCCAGGTAGTCGCGACCATTCCGGTAAACGGTCACCGTCTCGTATTCCCTCAAGACTGGGTAATCGCTCCAGGGAGCGGGAAGCTGCCCGCGACCGTCGATCTTTAAGTATTCAAATTTGTTTTCCATATCCTTAAAATTACGTTTGAACGGTATTTGAACGGGGGTCATTCCCCCGTCATGCGTTTCACCTTGTGAATGGACTTCCTCACACGCCGCAAATCAAAGTCACATGTCGAAGCCTCCTTTATCACCTTATCGATGTCTTTCTTGTCAGTCACACCGTTGGCGGAACAGATCGCAAACACGTCGTTCACATCCGTAGGCTCCAACTCATAAAATTTCCGTCCGATACGGCTGTAGAACTCCTTGTAGCCGGGCTTCTGGTACCGCAAACCATTGCTGATGCGCTTGGCAATATAATCGGTACTCAAAAACACGACGCCGCATTTCTCCTCCAATTTGTTGTACAGGCTGATGAAATAGTGGAACACCGGTTCGGTCAGTTTATCCGCCTCGTCGAACACCAGCAGGGGCGCGTCCATCTGGATGATGTCATCTAATATAAGCCCCCACACCTCACGGATATTATACCCTTCAGTCCGGATCCCGACCGTGCGGGCAATCTCGCGAACAAAGTCACCTTTCTTCATGTCCTCAGAGCAGAGGATATAGAAAACCTCCTTATGCTCCTGGAGGTAAACACGGGCGGTGGTACTCTTGCCACAACCGGCCTCGCCAGTCACCCAGGTAACATTGCGCCAGCGTTGCGCGTCGGAGAGTACAGCCGTGATCTCCTGGTAAGCACCGGTCTCCACGATCTGCCAGCCGGTAGCGCTTACACCACCGACCTGCGAGGCGACATTACGGAACATCTCGTCGCTGATATTCTCATAACGGCCGTTCAGGATATTGCTAACAGTACCTACACTAACCCCCTTCAGGCTGCCAGCAGCCTTCGTCTGGCTCGGGTATTTCGCCACGTAAGCCCGGAGGCTCTCACTGATGGCGTCCTTTTCTTTCATTGTAATTTCCATAATCAATATTTTTTATCTTGTTATAAATCTGTTCCTTATAATTTCCCGACCACCTTGCGGATGCTCACTTCCTTCTTCTCAAAGCTGTCCCATGTCACGTTGCTGATGACTTTCATGTCTCGGCCGATGGAAGGACGGGGCGGCTGGCTGTATTTTCTTGTGCGACGGTCAATCTGGCGTTGCGCCTCCTTTCCGAGCCCTTTCAAGTCAGGGGTACGCAGACCGTTCTGTTCCGGTGCGACACCATGTTCGTACTCGATATCCTTGGCAACGACCTGGCGGTTTATACGCTCGTTGATGACGGCCTCCTGCTGGGCGCGGATGAAACGTTTCTCGGCTTCCGTCTGCTCCTGCTGGGCACGGTGGATCATCAGCGGGAACGAAGCCACACACTCAAAGCGCATCGCTCCGCCCTTATCCTTGTACAGCAGACGTACGCTGCTCATGTCATAAGGATCGTACTGGACATAGAACTTTTTGTAGGTGTTACGTCGGCGCCATTCCAGATCAGGCTCACCGGGGGCGGAGAAAACCTCGTAAGGGTATTTCTTTCCCTGTACCGTGATCTCGATACCGCTGGCGGTGAACAGCGACGGTTTATCGGTCGTGTACCAGAACATCTCCACCATATCCGACACACTTACCGCATCGGTAGCCTCGTTCACACTGGTATTGTACATCTCAATCCGGGAGATGCCGGTGGCAGGGTGTTTCATTGAATTCCACTGTTCACGGGCGGCGGCATACTGTTGCTTCAGCTCCTCCAGTGTGGGGAGGGAGTCGATGTTCGCGTTGATGAATTCCAAATTCGGACGGCTTGTATCTCTCTTTGCCGTAATATTCTGCCCGGTGAAACCGAAACGTTTCTTCAATACCTGGCTCTGGAAGCGGTAGAAAATGTTCTCAATCGTTTTGGACTCGCCATTATACGGAGCTGTCGGGCGGTGGATACGGCTGATCTTCGAGAAAAGGCCCAGCGCCGCGTTCTTCTTATGACCGCCCTGGTTGTCGCACACGATCTCGTAGGGTTTGTGCCGGCTCGTCTGGATAGCCATGCGGAAAGCATGGTACTGGGCGATATAGTCCTCGTTGTCGCTGATGTAATAACCGAGCAGGACTTCACTATAGGCATCCACCACCTCGTACACGCTTGTAGTGCACTTGTTCCCGTTCTCATCACGATAGTAGAGGTTCAGCTTCGTACCGTCGCCATACCAGAGGCTGTCACGGCGGCCCGGAAGGATGGTGCGGTGTTTGCGGTCATAACGCTGGTGCGCCTTCATTTCCCCATAAACGGCATCGTACCACAGAGGTTCGACACGCGGGCTGTTGAACCATTCGCGGAGGCTGCGGGGACTCTTCAGGGGCTTCCAGCCACGTTCCGGAGCGACACGGTTGTACTCCTCGAAGATCTCCATGTCAGTATAAACCGGAACGCGGCTGCGTTTCAATGCTACAAGGTAACGCCCGCCGTCCTCCTCGATCTTCAGCGTGTTGCTGTTGCCGTATTTACCACTCACAAGCACACCGTAGTTATCAGGACGGAACTTGTTTATCAAGGCTTTCAAACGCCCCACACTGCCCGGAAGGCTGTGCCCGTACACCGGACGCCATTCCTCACTCGTGACAAGCAGAAGCTCCCAAAGGTTACGGCGGAAACCGGTCAGCTTGTTATTGGATGAACTCAAGCGTTTGAACTCTTCCATCAGCGCGTTCAGCACCGAAGCATTCCAGGTGTATTCCTTCTTCACATCCTCGGGAAGAGCGACCATCTCACCGTTCTTGTCGTAACGGTAATCCTCGAAAAAGTTCTCGGCCTTCTCGTCTTTCTTCACTATGTTACGGATCATTTCTTCTCGCATCTGTTTCTCGGGCTCGCCATGGCGCTCAACCCAACGTTTCTTGTATTTCTCGGGAAGGGAGGAATAGGAATACAGGGCTACATTGCCCTCGCCACCGCCACGGTTGATACTTTCGATGTTACCGCGACGGACATTCTGGTATAAAGTTATATACTTCATCACCGGATTATCTCCTGAAGTAAGCTCTTCACAGGTTACACACAGTATATTATTATAGTATTCCATTTTCCGTTCTGTTATCAGTCCTCCAAATCATTCAAAGGGACATGCTTCTTCAGCAATCGTACGGAATTTCCAAAGTTCAACACAATGAAAAGTTCCGGTAGCGGATGAATGAAGAAGACAGAAAGTAAAGCCCCAAAACTCATGCAGAAGTAAAGCACACAAAGGCGCTGCTTCCGACTCAGACCGGTGAACTTGCGCAGCTGGTCACCGAACAATGCTATCAACTCATTTTTCATCGCCGTCCTTCTTTTGAGGGTTACCACCTACCTTCGTTCCACCGCGCTCGATGGCGAGCTTGCGGATGGAACGGGCCAACTTACTGTTCTTGCGAAACGCAAGGGAGTGGGAGACCATTTCCCGGGAACACCCCAGTAAACCGGCTATCTTACCCACCTCACTGTATTCTACAACTATTCTCTCTTTCATAATTCGCTGATAAGTTAAATTATTGTAGCGGGCGGTCGCGGACTCGAACCGCGGACCATGGCCTCTCCCTTGCGGGAGTCTGGCGTGTTCTACCAACTGAACTAACCGCCCCGGAAGTCTATCGGAGTTCTTGTATGGCATCCTCCGAAACACATATCACAGTCCAGACCTGGCCATCTTTCATATAATCGACATTATATTCACGACCAAAAGTACAAATGTTATAGTCCCAGTCGCGGATTACACCATCAATGACTTCACCGTTCCTCTTGGTGATTCTCACACTTTGTCCCTTTTTAAATTTTGCTTCCATTTTCTTCTTTTTATATTTCTCATTGTCACCTCAAGCCTTTTTTGTAGCTTTGGGGCGGTGTTCACACTTTGAACACGTGGCAAATATAGTATGAGAATTTCATACTACAAAATAAAATAGCGTAATTTTTCATACTTTATTAAGATTATGGATGAGAATTTCAGATTTATACAAGTTCTTGATGGATTAAAGGAGAAAGGGATAATAACAGATTATGTCCAAGCTGCTAATACTTTAGGAACAAATAAAGCAGGTATCAGTGATATAAAAAGCGGAAGAAAGAAACTATCAATAGAACTTCTTCGCCGTCTGAAATTATCATACCCAAATATTAATATAGAATGGATAATAATGGGGGAGGGGGATATATTTGTTACTCCTAAAACAAACAATTCCAATAATTCAGTATCTGAAACTTCATTTTTTATAGAGAAAATAGCCCAACAGGCGGAAGAAATAGGAATACTCAAGCAAACGATCATGCAACTCAAACAGGAAAGCGTGGGGCGTGTTTCAGGTGCGGAGAGTTCAACACTTGCAGGTGCCGGATAAAACGAGTTTTATGGGGCAAAGGGGGCAAAAAATAGTAAAGTATTGGTTTTTAAAGCAATAAATTAAAATATAGGGGAGTAAATAATTATTATTTATGTATTATTTACCCCCTGAAATAATTTAAAAACAAACAAAACAACCACATATTAATATCACACATATAGACAAATCACAAAAAAATAATCCAAAAATGTAAACCCAAGTGTAAACCCTATCGAAGCGTTTCGTTTTTGCAACAAAGAAAATGTAAACCCAACTTGTAAACCCAAGTGTAAACCCTTTCAATTTTCCGACTGTTCAAACCGTTCAAATAAGTAGCATCCTTTCATTGATGTACTATTCCGACACGAATACAAAAAAAGCCGCAAAAAGCGGCTTTATAGACGTTCTAAGGCTGTTTCAGTCCTTTCTGGTAGTCTTTATCAAGTGAGACTGGATAATCATTGCACGTTTCGTGTATTTTACAGCTCCATCGGTCAAACCGGCATGCAACAGGCTACTTTTGGTGATACCGACCTGCTTCTCCGTCAGATTTTCGAATATGGCAGAAATACTACCGAAATAGAGGTTTTTCTTTTCATAAATCAGATGCACATGGATAACTTTAGTCATAATTATATAGCATTTATTTGACTACAAATATACCAAATATTATCTATATGGAATAATTTGGATAAAATAAAAAAGGGAAGCGCGTCAGGCATTCCCCCACTCCACTTGCATAAACCGATCCGTTTGACTATCTTTGTATATGAGAGCTGATCTGGAAAGGTTCATGGAGAATAACCGGTGAACAAACCCGAAATCTCCCCTATCCTACCTTCAATGTAAAGCAATCCATTTGAACGGCGTTCAAACGAGGCTAAAATGTAAGCCCAATGTAAAGCGATGTAAACGTTTCGTTTTTCCAAGTCACTCTCCCCTACTTCATCATAACGCTTTGACAACCAAAGCAATCAGTCATTTTCAAGCCGACCACATATTGACACGTTTCGTTTTTCCCCCCTTATATATCGCAAGGCAAGGTGGTTCTTCAATTGGATAAAAATGGAACTTTGATAGAACGCCATTTAACATTGATGGATGCTTGTAGAAAGACTGGTGTAGACTTCCGGAATATTTCACTTTGCTGTAATAATAAAAGAAAAACGGCTGGTGGATATAGTTGGAAGTTTGAATAATAAATTAAATCGAACGTAACAAAGAGTTTATTTGACTATGGACAAATTTTTAGGACAAGACATCCCTGAACAGGAACGATGGCAGTTCCTTCAGGACAACGCCGATGCGGTAGAGAAAATCGGATATACTCACCGATTCACCCCTGAAGAACTGGCTCAGAAGAAAGAGACTTTGGCCGAGGTATCAATCACCATCAACGATGTCGAGATGGAGAAGAAAGAGGCTATGGAGAGTTTCAAAGAACGCCTAAAGCCTTTGAATGAAGAAAAACAGGAACTTTTGGACCACATCAAAAGAGGTTCGGAGTTCGTCGAGAATGAAGAATGTGCAAAATTCCTATACCATAAAGAAAAGATGGTAGGATTCTACAACAAGTTAGGTGAACTGGTTTATAGCCGCCCAATCATGCCACAAGAAATGCAGAAGACAGTATTTAGTATTAACCGTAAAACTGGAACAGAATCATGAGTGAAAACAAAATCAATTTGGTAGTACCGAAAGAGTACAATGGTACCCCCATCGAAGTAGTATTGAGAGAAGGTAAAGCATCCGTAGCCCTTGACCCGAAAGAACCAAAGAACCGGAGAGAGTAGTTATCAATGGAACGATAGAAGCACCCTTCAGATGGCTGGAAAAGCGTGTCGAACTGATTAATCAGAAATCGGCCAATATCATTGTGAACCGTGATAAGATGTGTCTGGCTTTGACTATTGATGAAACCAATTATTACCAGACAGTAATTAGTGGAGTTTTACAGGCTTCAAAGGAAATGCAGGAGTTCGGTATCAATGCGGAAAGGAAATGGGAACCTATCAAATTGTCCCAGTTCTTCAAGATGCACCGTGCCTTCTTCAAGGATAAGTCTGAGAACATGATGCTGGTTTCCACTTTGAAGAACTTCAAGGCGAAAGTGAATCAGGATATAGAACGTAGCAAAGAGGAAAACGGGAACAAGACGGATAACTATTCTCAAGTGGTTGATTCCAATCTGCCAAAATCGTTCAAACTGAATATCCCTCTTTTCAAAGGTTTTGCCTGTGAAGAAATCGAAGTTGAAATCTACGCCGATGTGGATGGGCGGGAAGTTTCCCTTTCTTTGGTTTCTGCCGGTGCGAATGAGGCCATTGAAGAATACAAGAATAAGGTGATTGACGAACAAATTGAAGCAATCAAAGGTGTTGCACCTGACATCGTAATCATCGAAGTATAATTGACAGCCCGGAAAGACGGGCATCTGGTACCGTGGCGGAACTGGTAGACGCGTCTCAAAATGAGATGGCATAAGGTTGAGAGTGGCCATGTTAAAGCCTTTGTAAGTCCTTGCAGGTTCGAATCCTGCCGGTATCACAAACTAAAATTATGTATTATGCCGTATTACATCAAGAAACCTAAAAAGAAGAAAGAAAAGCCTTTGCCGTTATTTGACAAGGCAGGTATCAAGATTAAGAAGAAGCCGGATTTAGTGGCCAAACTCGACAAAGTTTTCAGCCGCTATATCCGGCTTCGTGATTGTATGCCGAACGGGTATTTCCGCTGTATCTCATGCGGCCAGATAAAGCCATACGAACAGGCAGATTGCGGACACTTCCATTCGCGCCGCCACATGGCCACACGCTTTGACGAGGATAACGCCCATGCCGAGTGCCGGGCGTGCAACCGATTCAGTGCCGACCATCTGATACAATATGAAAAGAACCTGAAAGCTAAAATCGGCCAGCTACGATTCGACAAGCTGGCATGGAGAGCAAGCCAGGCGAAGAAATGGACTGATTTTGAATTAATAGAACTCACCAAGTATTACAAGGCTTTGGGAGACAAACTGAGTAAGGAGAAAGGATTATGAGTTATGTTTTACGGGATTACCAGCAGAAGGCCAGTAATGCAGCGGTCAGCTTCTTTGCTAACAGGGCCAAGAAGAACAATGCCATCATGGTACTGCCTACCGGAGCCGGCAAGAGTCTTGTGATAGCCGACATCGCCAGCCGCCTTGAAGGGCACACGCTGGTATTCCAGCCAAGTAAGGAGATACTCGAACAGAACTATCTGAAGCTCTGTTCGTATGGTGTTCTGGATTGTTCCATCTACTCTGCCTCATTCGGGCGAAAGGAGATTTCAAGAATAACTTTCGCCACTATCGGAAGCGTAGTCAACCATCCGGAACTTTTCCAGCATTTTCAGAATATCATCATCGACGAGTGCCATCTGGTTAACCCGAAAGACGGAATGTACAAGAGATTTCTTTCGATGCTGAAATGTAAAGTTCTTGGATTGACGGCTACGCCTTACCGGCTTTCATCAAGCAGGGATTTCGGCAGTATGTTGAAGTTCATCACACGCACACGCCCGTGCGTGTTCTCTGAGGTAATCTATCAGGTTCAAATCTCTACTCTATTGGATATGGGGTATCTTTCGAAGCTGAACTATTATCCGATGAATCCTTTGGGATGGAACGAACTTAACCTGAAGGTGAACACTACCGGAGCCGACTACACGGACAAGTCTGTAGTGAAAGAGTATGAGCGTATCGACTTCTACGGGTTTCTGGTGAGCATCGTCCAAAGGCTTATGAATCCCAAGAGCGGTGTAAAACGAAAAGGTATATTGGTTTTCACCCGTTTCTTGAAAGAAGCAGAACGTCTCACCTGGTCCATTCCCGGAACAGCCATCGTTTCAGGAGAAACACCGAAAAAAGAACGCGAACATATCCTTGAAGCGTTCAAGGCCGGAGAGATACCCGTTGTAGCCAACGTAGGTGTACTTACTACCGGATTTGACTATCCTGAACTGGATACGATTGTCATGGCCCGTCCAACAATGTCGCTGGCTCTTTGGTATCAGATAGTCGGCCGTGCCATCCGTCCGCATCCTAACAAGGAATCCGGCTGGATCGTTGACCTTTGCGGGAATCTGAAACGATTTGGCGAAGTCAAGGATTTACGTCTGGTGGATAGCGGAAACGGTAAATGGGCCGTGTACTCCAATAGCAGACAGTTGACTAACGTAAGATTCTAAGATTATGGAAGGATATATCAAACTAAGCCGCAAGTTCTTCTCGAATGATATGTGGAATGAAGCCCGGACTTTTAGCAGTTGCGAAGCGTGGCTTGACTTGATTCAGTCAGCACGATTTGAGGCAACGCCCCGTATGGAGAGTATCGGAGGTCGAGAAGTCTCTTATACAAGAGGACAATATCCTGCATCCATAAGATTCTTATCAAAGCGTTGGAAATGGTCTGAGAGGAAAGTACGGACATTTCTTGCCTTTCTGAGAAGAGAGAACATGATAACTCTTTCCAAAGAACAAGGAATGAATGTAATAACCTTGGTAAAGTACAATGAGTATAATGGCTCAGAGTCTGACACAGTAAGTGACACAAGCAATGACACAATGAGTGACATAAATATCATTCAGGAAATCAATAATTTACGGATGCAAGTGACACAGCTAATGACACAAGTGGCGACACAGCAGGTGACACACCCTGCCAAAGAGCCAGAAAAGCGACACACGGGTGACACAAAGCAAATAAAGGAGAAGAATATTATTAAAGAAACTACTACTAACGTAGTAGCAAAGAAAGACGCGGCTAAAGCCGCTACTCTCTCTAGGAAAGAATCCTTCTACCAGTCGTTAGTCCCTTATGTCAGTCAGTACCCGAAAGAAATGATTCGGGCTTTCTTCGATTACTGGAGCGAGCTTAACAAGTCAGAAACCAAGATGCGCTATGAACTGGAAAAGACCTGGGAGCTTCCAAGACGGCTGGCGACCTGGGCCAGTCGTGAGAAAGTGCCTTCAAAAACAGATGTAGGCATAGTTCTGAAGGATAATTCACCGGGAAAATACAAGAAAGGCTGGTAAACATGGAACAGATAAATTTTCAACAGACAATCGAACGGCTCAAAGATACGGGTTTCTCCCCTATTCCTAACGTCGTAAAGATAACCGTTCCGGATGCCAAAAGAGTTCTCTGGGCCGGTATCAGGTACTTCACTGGAGAAAATGCCAGATGGCTTCCTGAGTACGAAGAAGTGGCAGGCTGGCTGGCCGGCAATGAAGGTCGCGGACTTCTGTGTTTCGGCAACTGCGGACGCGGAAAGACCCTTATCTGCGGAAAGATTCTTCCTTTGGTTCTTAACCATTACTGCCGCAAGGTGGTAAGCTGCTACGATGCACAGCAGATGAACGCTGATTTGGACGCCGTGAAGCAAAAACACATCATCTACGTTGACGATATAGGGACAGAGAATCTTAGCGTCAAATACGGCGAAAAAAGGCTTGCATTCGCTGAACTGGCAGACGAAGCAGAGAAGAAAGGAAAGCTTCTTATCCTGACCACCAACCTAACGATAGACGAGCTGAGAGAGAAATATGGGGAAAGAACCATTGACCGGCTGAGGGCGATAACGAAAACCGTCCTCTTCAGCGGTGAAAGCCTGAGAAAATGATATGAAAATCACAATTAACTGGGTAACTCGTGACTGGAACCTGATCAGGAGGTTACGTGAGAAATACCGTCTTCCACAATACATGAACGTGAACGGACTCACAGAAGCAGAGGTTGACGAAGAGACATTAAGCAATCTCCGCAAGGGTGAGCCAAAGTATTTAATCATCAGAAAAGTAGAGAAATGACAAGACAAGAATCAGAAAGAAAGCTCAATGAACTGAGAAAGAAGTATATCGCCTTGATTTCATCCATGAACTTTGCCAAAGCACAGAAAATCAAGAACAAGATTGACTCCCTTGAAAGAGAGGTGGAACCGCATTCCTTGGGAGAACTTCTTCAGGACTATACCCCGGAGTTCAAGGTAGAAATGCTTCGCAAGATGCACAAGCTGTTCATCTATTCAGACTTACTTGAGGGTGCGGCACTGGAGTTCCAGTCTGAACTTGAATCAAACGGAATAGATGCTCAGGTAGTTTTTCAGGTGAAACGCGTACTGAAAGAACTGAGAAGCATAGTACGAATACCCGATGAAGAGAAAAACGCTTCATTGTCTGACAACTTTGCCGGGATGTGTGATGAAGCCGGACTTGTAGTGAGTAACATAATCAACAAATATCTTGCAAAATGATAACGGAAAATGACCCAATACTTCCACATAAAGTGGATTTGGAGAAGAACCCTTCTGGAACTGAACTGAAAATCGCCCAGCATCGGGAACTGGAGAAACATGGAAAGTATGTGGCTATCCCAGGCGACAAGACACGGACGCGAATTTTCGTCCGCAACGGTGAGGATGCGGAGAAGAAGATAGCCGCTTACTTGGAGAGAATCAACAATCGACCTCAAAGATGGAACTGATATGATAAAATTACTCTATATTGACCTTTTCTGCGGTGCTGGGGGAACCAGTACCGGAGTAGAAAACGCACGCTACGAAGATGAACAATGTGCGAAAGTTGTCGCTTGTGTGAACCATGACGCAAACGCTATCGCCAGCCATGCGGCCAACCACCCAGATGCGCTCCACTTCACGGAGGACATCAGGACTTTGGAACTGTCTCCTTTGGTGGCCCATGTAGAACGAATGAAGAAGATTTATCCGGATGCACTGGTTGTATTATGGGCCAGCCTTGAATGTACGAACTTCAGTAAGGCCAAGGGCGGCCAGCCACGGGATGCCGATAGTAGGACGCTGGCTGAGCATCTTTTCCGATATATCGAGGCTATTGTTCCAGACTACATACAGATAGAGAACGTTGAGGAGTTCATGTCATGGGGCGATATGGATGAAAAAGGGCACCCCATCAGCAAGGATAAAGGGCGATGCTATGAGAAGTGGAAACGCAACGTCAGGAAATATGGTTACGATTTTGACTGGCGCATTCTTAACGCTGCCGATTATGGGGCATACACCACTCGCAAGCGGTTCTTCGGTATCTTCGCCAAGCGTGGACTTCCGATTGTATTTCCAGAACCTACTCACTGTAAGTATGGGAAAAACGATATGTTTGGACGATTGGAAAAGTGGAAGCCGGTCAAGGAAGTGCTGAACTTTTCAGATGAAGGAGAAAGTATCTTTTTCCGGAAGAAGCCGCTGGCCGAGAATACGCTTGAACGTATCTATGCCGGACTGATTAAATTTGTGGCCGGAGGTAAAGACGCTTTTATTTCCCGTTACAATACAGTAAGACCACAAGACACTTGTACATCCATCGAAGAACCAGTAGGAGTGGTTACTACAGCAAACAGATTTGCAAAAGTGCAGGTTTCTTTCCTGTCAAAGCAATACAGCGGGCATCCTGATAGCAAGAATATTTCTGTTGAAGGACCTTCCGGAACTATCACTTGTAAAGACCACCACGCTTTCGTGTCTGCCTACTACGGAAACGGTCACAACTATTCGGTCGAGCTTCCAGCCCCTACGGTTACGACTAAAGACAGGTTGGCATTGGTAAATTCTGTTTTCATAGATAACCAGTATGGTACCGGGAAACCGACATCCATTAATCAACCAGTTGGTACAGTAACCACGGTGCCTAAGTTCAATATGGTAAGCTGCAAGCCGTGGATAATGAATACAGCTTTCTCGAATATTGGAAGCAGCATTGAGCAACCTTCTCAGACCATTACAGCCAACCGCAAATGGCATTACCTTATGAATCCGCAGTTTGCCAGTGCAGGAGGTTCTGTAAACAATCCTTGTTTTACATTGATAGCACGGATGGACAAGATGCCTCCCTATTTGGTAGAGGTTGAAGGAGGTATCGGCATACAAGTCACATCAGTGGACAGTCCGATGACTGCCAAGATTAAGGAGTTTATGGCCTTATATGGTATCATTGACATCAAGATGCGTATGCTTCGGATAGCAGAACTGAAAAAGATAATGGGATTCCCAGAAGACTATGTACTGATTGGCCCACAGTCAGACCAGAAGAAGTTTATCGGTAATGCCGTTGAGGTGAATATGGCCCGTGTGCTTTGTGAAGCTATCTGTAAGGAGATTATAAGAAAAAGAAAGGTTGCGTGATATGAGTGAACTGAAAGTGTATTATGGGTGGGCTAGAATAGGAAATGTCCGTAAAAAGCGTGCTTTGTCCGTTGTGTTCGAGAATGATAGAATGGGCTGCAGAAGTGACAGAGGACAAAGATGCCTGAGAACAATTCAAGACACTGTATTTGAGCGGTACCAGACTAATGAAGAAGAAAAGGAAGGTAAACAGCAAAACCGGATATTCACTGAATACAGCTTATTCTTCGACGATAAACCTATCAATGGAAGCCTTGAAAGATGCTTGCTAGTTAACAGCGATGCCGACAAGAACAATATATCCAAGGCTATTCGGGATAAGATTTCTGATGCTTTACGGGAAGCTTTTATGTTGGCCAATCCAGGTTATAAAGAACCGGGTTCACAACTCGAACTTAAATTTGAATAATCAATGAAAACGAAATTGTATTACATGTTCCTGGCAGTCATGTGGTGGCTGCTGGGATAGGTGGAAAGGAGATAAAATGGCAGCGTATGATGTAAACCAACATTGTGAGGACTGTAGATATGCAGACGCATTCGGAAGAAGCTGTAAGCACGGACTTTTGTTCCCACTCATGGTGCTTATTACTTATGGCGATGTGTATAAGTGTCCGAACTATGAGAAAAAGACAATCGAACAAATTAATGAACAGATAGCTCAAAGAGAACAACGTAGAAAGGAGAAACCATGAAAAGAAAAGATATTGATAAAGCAGCGCATTTACACGCTGAGAAGTATAGTGCAGATGCTTATAAATTAGGTCCGATAGGCGCATTTATCGCTGGTGTTGAATGGTTCATGAAGTCTTTGTTCCATAAGACAAAAGATGAAGTTCCGCAACCAATCGGTGATTATGCAAATGAGGTATATCCGCAAATACCTTGCTTGGTTAAAGGACATCTATCTACAGGGTACGGTTATGGTGTTCGATATTGGAATGTAACTGAACAATGCTGGGATGATGAGGAATGCGATGATTACGAATGCGATAAGGATGCCGTTGAAGAATGGGCTTATCTGGATGATATAACTGGAAATATGGAGGAATGAACATGAAACCAATACTTGATGCTTGCTGTGGTGGCAAGATGTTTTATTTCGACAAATCTGATGATAGGGTGTTATTTCAAGATATTCGCAAAATAAAGACAACTCTTTGCGATGGTAGGACATTTGAAGTAAACCCTGACGTTCAATGCGATTTTACTAATATGCCATACGAAGATGAAACTTTCTCAATGGTCGTATTTGACCCACCTCATTTAGTTTATAGCCGGGAAAAGAAATCGAAAATGGTTGATATGTATGGTTGCCTTAGCGAAAAAGCTATGCCGACTGGTTACCAGCAAATTAAATATGGAGCGTTATATTCCGATTGGCGCGATATGATTTCAAAAGGTTTTAAAGAGTGCTTCAGGGTATTAAAATCAGGTGGATTTCTTATTTTTAAGTGGAATGAGACAGATGTAAAAGTTTCTGAGATTTTGAAGTTGACACCTGAAAAACCTGTGTTCGGTCATATATCAGGAAAACGCTCTAATACCCATTGGATTTGTTTTATGAAGAATTGATTATGAGTAAAAAAGAAGAATTTGCAAAAATATTTGCATCAGAAAGTAAGTTCCCTAGCATGCAGCTTTTAAGAGAACTTTCATTTATGGCAGGTTGGGATTCCTGTATGAAATATTTGGCTACGCTTCCGTTGGATGAAGCCATTAGCGAGATAGTTAAACATATTGAAACCAACCGTTCGGAAAATCCGAACAGTTCAAAATAGGAGAACAGGCCATGTTTAGAAGAGGAATGAAGTCAATATTGCTTCCTGCTATATTAATGATGACAGCGGCTGAGAATCCGAATAAAGTTTTCGATTCATTGTTTACAGGTAGTTCAAAATACAATCCTGACTACAAAAAGCAACTAGTACATCGTGAATTAAAGGAGTTTTGCATCAAAGGTGAAAAGGTAATGGCCTATTCATGTAAGGATGCTATAGTACGATTGAAACATAAGAAGAAATGAAAGCAATATCCATCAAACAACCGTGGGCAAGCCTAATCGCTCACGGTGTTAAAGACATCGAGAACCGGACTTGGAAGTGTCCTCAGAAGTACATCGGACAAAGGGTTCTGATACATGCAGGAAAAACTACAGTTAAGGGTGAATGGAAATCATTAACGAGAGAACAGCTTAAGAAAGTAATTCCACACAAAAATAAACTTTATAAAGGTAATGAGGAACTTCCTCATGGCGCTATTATCGGAAGCATAGTAATAGCCGACTGCGTTCAGAACCATCCTTCAGTCTGGGCTGAGAAAGGTTGCTGGAACTGGGTGCTGAAAGATGCGGTACTATTTGATAAGCCGATTATGAATGTGAAAGGGAAGCTTAGTTTTTGGGAATATGAGAAATAATCGAACTAACATTTTGAAAGCATAAAAAAATATCTGAAATTTATTCCCGAATTTAATCAAAAACAAACCTTTATAGCTATGATAATTCGTAAACGGCCTATAATTTCTTGGTTGCTTGATACAAGTAAGATTTATGAAACGATGAAGTTTGGAGTTCCTTTAATAGACAACAAAGAACATCATGATTATTTGTGGAGTGGCATAGACCATTTAATGGATGTTAGTAGAACATATAAGCCAAACTGGGGAATTCCGGAGATTATTATGTCTTCATTTAGTAAGGTTATGGAGAAGAGTGCTAAGTCGTTTATTAAAATTTACCATAGCCTTTTTCAAGAATTTTGTAATGAAGGAGCATGTGGTATATTAGTCTCAACAGATGGTGGAACCATTGTTTATGGATTTGGCGAGAAGGGGCTGTATATTTGGTTATTTAGAGAGAATAATGGATTCAGTAGCCTTTATCTATATTTTTATGTCGAATATATAAAAGAAGATAATCCGAGTATTTGTATTCTCCCTACACTAATTGAAGATAATCAGCTATTTTCAGGAGATAAATCGTATAGAGAAAATGTATGTCAAAAATTAGTAAATCGAATTATAATTTATCTTGCTGTAAAGAAATATGTCAAAGTTGAAACGATAGTTATACCTACTGGAACTACGATTAGGATGGACAATGTTATTCCTGAATATAAATTTAAAGATAAAATAAAGAATGAGAGTGGCCAGAAAGTAATTGTTATGGATTCTCGCTGGTTTAGAAAAATAGTAAATGACAATAACATCTTTGTAAGAGGTTTCTTTAGATTTCAAAATAAAAAGAACGAGAGAGGCGAATGGTATAAAGAACTTATTTTTGTAGATTCTTATGTTAGAAATGGTTATCATCGCAATGCTTTGATTGAAAAAGAAGGATAATTTTACTGATAATTCATTATGAATACCCGGTAACTGCTTTAATAGTGGTTATCGGGTATTTTATTTTCAACGAATAAAAACCAAACTATTATGAATCTAAACAAATTGAGAGATAAGGCCTACCAGTGCGCAGTAGCCCACGGATGGCACGAAGAGAACCTGAGTGACGAACATTTCCTTTGTCTGGTCATATCCGAACTTATGGAAGCGGTGGAGGCAGACCGGAAAGGGAAATACGCAAACAGGAAACAATTTGATTATTACATGAAACTGAAAGAACGCTCTAGTGATGAATTTGTGTATGCTTTTAAGCATGGAATAAAAGATACTGTTGAGGACGAACTTGCCGATGCTTGTATCCGTATGTTGGATTTGGCCGGATTGAGAGGATATGATTTAGATAGCTTCGACTACGAAGGAAGCGATACGGAAGATTACTCTGATATGACCTTCACGGAGTCCATGTTTAGAATCTGTGTCTATGTCACCGACAACTTCTACAGGGATGAACCATTTATCCTCCTGAATGAGATATTCGCTTTCTGCCGGGACAGAAATATCGACATCTTCTGGCACATCAAGCAGAAAATGAAATACAATGAACTTCGTCCGTATAAGCACGGAGATAAAAACTACTGACCATGAAACACGCATTCTACGCCTTAATCATCATACAAGCCCTGTACGAGCTTGTGAAGCTGCTCAAATGTAAATCCTTGTATCGCCATGCAAAAGTCTTTCAGAAGCTGGATAAGACAGCAAAAAGATGGTATCTGATGGCGCATCCGTGGCTTCATGTTGCATTATTCATGGATACTATCGGACTTTTATTGTTGGGGATAGGATTGTTTTCAAGCCAGTGGGTGTGTTTCCTTGTTGTCCTGACCATGAGTTTCAGTCAGATCCAAAAGCTGGGAGCATGGGCGGTGTTCCTGGACAGTCTGGTAACGGTCATCATCTACACTTTCGCCATCTTGAACTCATACCACTTGGCATAAAATAAAAAAGGGAGCCAGCCCACACGATTAGAAGCCAACTCCCCCACACGATTATGATGCAAATATAAGAATTTCCAACTAAATAAATCGTGCTATGACAAAAGAATTTTCATCAATCGTGGAGTTGAAATCAATACGTGAACAGAAATCAAGATTATCAGAACGTGAACAGGAGTTATCCTCCCCTATCCTGACTGATTTTACTCTCATCCCGGAGATTTATGAGTGGTTCAGAGAGATACTTTCCAATGCAGATTGTCCGCCCAATCCGGAAAGTGTTACCCAGCGAAAGAAGTTCCTCTTCATCGTGTTGTTCCTCTTCGCCCCCAGTGTGCTTGCCGGTGGACGGTTGCCGAACGGTATCCGGGCAGAGATTTCCGGTGTGTTCCCGGATGTTTCCCCGTGTGTAATATCAAACAATATCGCTGATGTTTCCTTTATCTACCAGCAGTATAAGGATTTCCGGCAGGATATTGAGTATCTTTACAATCAGATATTGGAAAGGTTGAAGGTCAAAGGACTAATCAAGTAACAGAATGTTTCTAATGGGGATAAAGTCTCTATGCTTAAATTTTTATGTCTAACAAATTTAAATTTTAAAGCTGAGTCAGAAGAAGAACAAAATCAGGTTGGGAAATAGTTCGACAAGCCGACAGATTAGCTCAACAGCGTTATGGAAGTAACTCTGACAATCCTAATAATCTTGTAAATAGGATTGCAGGCAGGTATCTTGGGAACTTTAATAGAAATGGAACCAGTTGGAATACACAAGTTTCAAAACGTACTTACATGGGACTTAATGATGGGTAATTAGTAAAAGAACTAACCAAGTAAAAAGCCGGAGCGTTATGCTTCCGGCTTTTTATTACATCTAAAATCTATTTCTAAATGTAATTTCTGATCAAAAAAATATTCGAGATATACATTAAATCCATCTACGGCTTCAAAATAATCCTTTTGTAAATCCTGGATATTATCATTATACTCGTTAATTATCTTTTTTGCTTTTTCTTCAGTATCAACTATCTTTTTTTGTACGAGTCACTTTTGAAAGGATTTTGTATAAGATTAGAGTACGTAATATTTACGTTGTAGAAACGAAATACAATGCTATAAAGAAAGTTACTTAATTTATTGGATGTATTATATATTCTATAAAGTTCCTCTTCAGCTTCTTTATTAGGATTATAAACAATCAATAATCTAAATAGTTTGCTTCTCTGTAAAATGTAATTTTCTAAATCACATAAATATTGATAACTAACACCAGGGTTTCCTAAAGTATTAGAGATACGAGATATTTTCATTCGATATAGATCCAGCTCGTCTAAACAATTTAAATAGTTTACGAAACATTCATTACGTTTATACAAATATTCGGTTTCTCTTTGTTTTTTAGCACTTATTTCATTTTTTACCGATTCTATTTCTTTAGTAATCTGTGCAATATCTTCCTTTGTGGCAAGATTTTTCCCCTTTTCGCTTTCATAATTTATTTCACGAGAGTCTTCTTTCATAGCAAGGTTCTCTCCTTTTTTCTTGTTATATTCTTCCCATATAAGGAAAATTCCAAGTAGTAATATTTGCAAAATTAGTCCAATCCATTCCATATTTGCTCTCCTTTCTTTACATTGATTTTTTATATAATAAGCCCCGAACCATATTAGGAACGGGGCTGAACTAGTTATTTATAGATGTAATTATATCTTAGTTCGGATTCATTATCCTTGTAACTATATGAAACACATATTTTATTTATTGTACCGTCTTCATTATAAAAATAGTCATAATATGTCCAAGAATCTGAATATGATTCCTTTTTAGATTTTCTTTGAATACGACCTGAAGAGTCATACTGGTATTCATATTTTTGCTCTATTGATTCTCTCCCTGTATCTCCGTTGATATATGTTTCTTGTAGTAGATTTCCATGTGTGTCGTACTCAAAGATAAAGTTCCCGAACAAAGAACCGTCATTAAGCATTGTCTTTTCTATATAAACGTTATTCCCTTCATATCTATATTCGCTTATATAGCCAAAATTGTTACTAACCCAAATGTCTTTTTCTACTGTTTTTATCAATCTTTTTTGACTATCATATTCGTATGTCCATTCTTCATTCAGGTCTCCATCGTCATCATATACCAGCATGCGTGACACGGAATCAATGTTGTTATATTCATATTTACGTTTTTTTTCAAACAAAGTAAACGTATATTCGTTCATTTCCACTACACGCTTTTTGTCGTCGTATTCATATTTGTAATTGTAATCAATCCTATCATCCAATAAAGCATTATAGTAATTGGTGGTTTTTTCTTGCAATGTTCCGTCTGGATTATAGATATACTGTTCGTATAGTTCTCCATATTCATTTATCTCGCCAAATTTCTTTTCGTGTTCGTTTATTACAATTTCAGACAAAACTTTATTTCCATTATTCCCTCCGGGCTCTCGATCACCATCGCTACTGCACCCTACAAAAAATAAAGCCACTAGTATAGGCAGTATAAATAACATTTTCTTCATTTTACTTTGGTTTTATTGATTAAATATCCATTTCTAATAACTTCCTTAAATCCTCAAAAGAGTGAACTTCATAAATAGTTCCTTTCACTTTTACGTAGCCGTTTACCTCGGTTAAATCTTTTTCTTCTAATATATTAACCTCTCTGATTTCATCATCAGTAAGAATTAATTTCCATACAGGTACACCAATAGCTTTTGACAATTTTTCTAACGTTTCAAGTTTGGGCTTCTCTGTATTAAGTAATTGATTGAGCCCTACAGGGGTAATACCTAACTTTTCTGCAATATCTACCTTTTTAAGGTTTAGTTGCTCTATAATTTCTCTTGTTCTATTTATCATAAAAATCAATTTTGATACAAAAGTAAATGCTTTTATTTATGTATAAGTATTTACTTTGTTAATCTTTGTAAAATATAAGTATATTCTTTTATTTATATTTGTTTTATTAAAGTATTTACTTTTACTTTGCACCATCAAACAAGAAGTAATAACAATTTAAACGCACACGATTATGAAGACATTAAAAGAACAAGTAGAAGAGATTAAGAGCATGAAAGGTTCTAAGGCAGCAAAGAAAGCAGCTTTCGTGAAGTTAGGTTTGAGAAAGTACGAAGTTGAATTGCTTATGTCTGAACTGCCTAAGACAATCAGAGAAACACACAAGTTCACTTTTGGTGTTGAGATTGAATGCCTGGTAGCTGCAAGTCTTATGAGAGAAAGCGCAACAAGAAACGAAATGCCTTTTCAGTATGAGGGTTATAATCACGTTGACAACAACCACTATTACAAGTTCGTATCTGATTCTTCTATCAGAGGTGAAAACCCTATCGAATGTGTATCGCCAGTTCTTACTGGTAAAGAGGGTATGAAAAGCCTAGAAACATGCTGCAAAGCTTTAAATGAAGCAAATGCACAAGTGAATATCTCTACAGGTTTACATGTGCATATCGGGGCTGCAACTCTGTCCGGCGAAGCCTATGTGAATGTGTTCAAGAACTATCAGAAACTAGAGAAGGTAATTGATTCTTTTATGGCTCGTTCAAGACGTGCAAACAACAGCCAGTGGTGCAAGACTCTTCAAGGTATAAGTTTTGAATGTTGCAGAACGAGATATGACGTTCTAAACGTAATGAGAGACAACAGATATTTTAAGGTGAACGCCTGTTCTTATGCTCGTCACAAGACTATAGAGTTCAGACAGCATCAGGGTTCTACGGACTTCGAAAAGATTTCTAACTGGGTTAACTTCTGCGCCAAGCTGGTTGCCTGGTCAAAGAAGAACGTGCTGAGTTCAGATATTAATTCAATTGACGAGATACCTTTCTTGACAAAGAAAGAAAAGTCGTTCTTCAAATCACGTGCTGAGGTTCTTGCATGAGCCTCGCACATCTAAAATATAATTTATAAACTTAAAACTTACGATTATGAAGAAAATTGAAAAGATGTTGGTAAACGCAATACTAGACGCAATGGGCAACAACGAAGGCAAGTTTGTCATAGACGCTGAAGACGACGTGCTGGTAGAGATTGAAGGCAACTATAAGATTAATGGCTGTTATGAGCCTTACGGCGCTATGTTTCTAAACAAAAGATGGGTGACTAATAGCGCTAGCGTGAAGATAGAGAAAGTCACGGCTTACGATGGCGAATATGAAGTTGAAGCATATATAGATATAGAAGCTATTGAGACAGAAGTAGAAAGAAACTTATAAACAAAAATATATGTGCTGTATTATCTATAAGCCAAAGGGTGTTCAGATGCCAACTCTGGACACCTTGAATAAAGTTCAGAGAATCAATCATCATGGTTACGGATTTGTTTCTTCAAAGCATAGATACAAGACAATGGATTATCAGAAGTTTTTGGCTCATCTTTCAAAGGTGGGTATTGAAGAAGAATGTATCATTCACATGAGGTGGGCAACGCATGGTTCTAAGTGTAGAAAGAACTGTCACCCGTTTGTCGAGAATGGCGTTTATTTTGCCCATAATGGCGTTTTGCCTATTCAGTCAGTAAATGATATGACAGACAGTGAAATCTTCTTCATAAGCCAAGTTTACCCCCTTGTAATGAAATACGGGTATGAATCGAAAGTGACAGAATCCATGATGATGGCTGCCGCTGGCAGTTCTAAGTTCGCCATGATGTACAAAGGAAAAGTAAAGCTGTATGGCGATTACACGAAATTAAACGGTGTGTATTATTCTAATTTGAGATGGCTATGAAATCAATAAACGTAAATGGTTGCAGCGTATGCCAGCCTGGTAGTGAAAACTATTGTACCTATACTACCAGATTAAGAGGTAAAAAAGTAAAAATGTATCAGTATGATTACAAAACAGATTCAGGTGAGTTGTTTACTTGTTGTGCCCCAACACTGGAAAAGTGCAGGGAGAAACGTGACGCATGGCTAAAAAGCAAACATTTGGCTTAATGTTTCGTATGCGTTGAATCGTTATTCAAAATTGTCTTCATAATGAGGTATCTTTGTATAGATACCATCGCGGGTTAGAGCAGTGGTCAGCTCGTCACTTTGACTTGGTGAAGGCCGGTGGTTCGAATCCATCACCCGCAACTAACATTTAAACTTTACACGATTATGGAAATACTTACGCTTATCATCAAACAGAAGTTCTTTGACGAAATCTTGTCAGGCAAGAAAACACAAGAATTCAGAGAAATCAGGCCTACAACACAGAAGAAATACTGCCAGCTTGACGCTGATGGCTATTGTGTCGAGAAAGACGGTGTGTTACAGCCTAAGCATTACGATGCTATCCAGTTTTTTGTAGGCTACAATAAAGACAGAGCCAGCGCACTGGTAGAAGTCAAGGATGCAAAGATAGAGCTGTTTGAAGATGAAAATCACAATCTGATTGAATACACCTATCAGGGTGAGATATATCTGGCAGCACAGGTCGTTTATGACCTTGGCAGAATTATTGAAAAGCATGTTTAACCCTTTAAATTTTCGTTGAGTCAGAACAAACAGAAGCACATTTTCAACTGGTGGCTACCGTGGTGGCCGTAGAGGTTTGACTACAGAGAATGGTGGTCTCTCTCAGGGTGGCAGATTTATCACCCGAAGACAGCAGTATTATAATGTCCGCACAGGACTTGGTATGAGTGGCGGATAATGACACTGCAAGAAAGGACATACAGCCATATTGACCTCGTCAGACAGAATACTGACGGGGTTTTGCTGTTTCTGTCGCTGGGTAAGGATTCTTTGGTATTGCTGGACATGATCTACCCGAAGTTTGATAGAATAGTCTGCGTATTCATGTACTTTGTCAAAGGTTTAGAGCACATCGAAAGATGGATTGGATGGGTAAAAGCCAAATATCCGAAGATAGAGTTTGTTCAGGTACCCCACTGGAACCTTACCTACATTCTTCGCGGTGGCCTGTATTGTGTGCCAAACCACAAAGTGAAGCTTTTGAAGTTGGCCGATGTGGTGAAGGCCATGCAGCTCAGATATGGACTTTACTACACTTTCCTGGGCATGAAGAAGGCCGACGGCATGAACCGCCGCTTGATGCTGAAAGGCTATGAAGCAAATGGGTATGAGAACAATGGAATGTGCTATCCTCTGGCAGACTGGACGCAGAAAGACATTCTATCTTACATGAAGCAGAACAGCCTTCCGGAGCCTGTCAGATATTCGCTAAAGGCCAGTTCGGGCGTAGGCTTTAATCTGGATTGTATGCTATGGCTGGAGAAGAACTACCCGCAGGATTTACAGAGAATTTACAAGGTATTCCCGATGGCAGAAAGAATCCTTTGGGAACATAAAAACAAACAAAATTAATAGGAGGAATGTAGAGTCAGAAGAAAAAGTTTAAATGATATTAATGCTCAAGCTGCAAGATTAAGAGCTCAGCTACAAGGAGCACAACGGTATGCAGATGGAAGTAATAGAGCTGCAAGAATTTCACAAGCAGCCGCACAAGCAAGAAGGGTTCGAGGAATGGGACTTCTTGGAGCAAGAGATTCATCAGGGAAATTGAGGGATAGAACGACTCGGATTGGTACAGGCCGATTCGCTAATGTAAACGGATGATATGGAATTGAGCAAATACATAAAGAGTGAATCGGTGGAACTTAACCGTTCCGCCATCCACTTTGCAGATTATAACCCCCGCAAATTGTCTGATGAATCTCGTAAGACATTGAAGCGAGGCATTAAGAAGTTCGGTCTGGTTGGTGGAATCGTAGTCAACAAGCGGACTGGCCTTACTGTCGTATCCGGTCACCAGCGTCTGAGCGTGATGGATGAACTGCAGAAGTTTCCGGAAAACGACTACAGAATCCGCGTCGATGTCATTGATGTAGACGAAAAGCAGGAAAAGGAATTGAACATCCTGATGAACAATCCTAACGCGCAAGGTTCATGGGATTATGATGCTTTGGCCCGGTTGGTTCCGGATATAGATTACCAGGATGCTGGATTAACGGCCGCTGATTTGAATATGATAGGCTGTGACTTTCTTCTCCAGACAGAAGAAGAAAGTTCTATTGCCGATGCTTTGGAGGATATGATGGCACCTGTCACAGAGCAGAAAGAAGCTGAGAAAGCCGCCAAGCAGATGGAAAGAGCTGAAAAGGTAGCTCACATGAAAGAAGTCAAGCAGCAGGTAAAGGATGCAGCCCAGAAACAGGCTCAAGATATGGATGCTTATTTAATGCTTTCCTTTGACACGTTCGAATCTAAGGCAGCTTTCTGTGAAAGGTTCGGTTACGACCCCTACTCCAAGTTTATCAAGGGTGAGGTATTCGATGAACAGATAGAAAGAATTGAATGACAACATGAAATTTTAGGAGGAAAGCCGAGTCAGAAGAAAAACATATAGTCAGTTGTATCAACAGTCAAGACGAATAATGTACAACGCCGGAAGGCAATACGGGCTTGGTACAGACAGACAAAAAAGTATAAGAGACAGAACGAAGTCTATAATGGAAAGATATGCGGCAAGGATAGACAGCTATTTCTCAAAGAGAGGGATTGATATTTATGGTGATAAGCCTGTTTCTCGCCGCATTTATATGGGTAACAATAACGGATGATTAATTATGAAAAGTGAATCTCAAAAAAGCAAACATACAGGACGAAAGCCCAAATTCGATTACAAGAGTGAGGAATTCCTCTCTCAGGTGGAGACGTATGCCAAAAAGGGATTCACGGACAGAGAAATCGCTTTTGCGTTAGGCCTGGCTCCCCAAACGTTCTGTGAGAAGAAGAATGAGCACTCTGAATTATGCGAAGTATTAGCGCGCGGGCGTGCGACCATCACTGCAGCTGTACGTGCCAAGTTCCTTGCTGTAGCTTTGGGCGGTATCAAGACCAAGAGTACTGTAGTAAGAAAGCTGAAAGACCAGGACGGAAACCTGACCGGCGAAGAAGAGCTTCAGGTAAGTGAAAGCGAGCTGGCTCCCAACCTTCAGGCAATGTCTGTCTGGCTATATCATCACGACGATGAATGGAGGAAGGTTGAACGCCGTCAGGACGAAGACGCAGATATTCCAAAGGATATTAACCACGGAATTTCTATCGACTCATGGATTAAAGACAAACTGAAATGATTGTACCCCAGACGATATATCATCCGTTATACACAGACAAGGAGAAGTTCATTATCCTCATTACCGGTGGCCGTGGATCGGGAAAGTCTTTCAACGCTTCCACCTTCATTGAGCGATTGACATTCGAAATGACTCCCACAGAGAAGATAGTCCACCAGATTCTTTATACCCGTTACACGATGGTATCTGCCGGGATGTCTATCATTCCAGAAATGATGGAAAAGATAGATTTGGACGGAACCACGAAGTATTTCAAGACCACCAAAACCGATATTGTAAACCGGATGACCGGCAGTCGTATCATGTTCCGGGGTATCAAGACTTCTTCCGGGAATCAGACGGCAAAGTTGAAATCAATTCAGGGTATCACCACCTTTGTCTGTGATGAAGCAGAGGAATGGACCAGTGAGGAAGAGTTTGACAAGATTATGCTTTCCATCCGTAAGAAGGGAATTCAGAACCGGATTATCATCATCATGAATCCCTGTGACTCCAATCACTTCATCTACAAGAAATACATTGAGAATACTCACCGGCTGGTGGAGATTGACGGGGTACCGGTTCAAGTCTCAACTCATCCGAATGTACTGCATATTCATACGACTTACTTCGACAATATCGAGAACCTTTCTCCTGAGTTCCTGAGAGAAGTCAAGGAAATGAAAGAGAAGAATCCGGAGAAATACGCTCATGTGGTTATCGGTCGATGGGCAGACGTGGCCGAGGGTGCAGTGTTCAAGAAATGGGGTATCGTGGATGAGTTCCCCATGTGGTGCAAGAAGGTGGCTATCGGGCAGGACTTTGGTTACACCAATGATCCATCGGCTTCTATTCGGTGTGGAATCATTGACAATGCACTTTATCTGGATGAAGTGGATTATAGAACTGGATTACTTTCTGGGGATATTATAAAGACGCTACGCCCGTGGAATTTGAGAGTGATTGCCGACAGTGCAGACCCGCGACTCATTCAGGAGATTCATAACGGAGGGATTAAAATATACGCGGTAGAGAAAGGGCAAGGTTCTGTCAATGCCGGTATTGACAAGATGCAGGGAATGGAAATATTCATCACCAAGCGTTCTTATAACCTTCAACGGGAGTTCAGAAACTATGTATGGGCAAAGGATAAGGATGGAAACTACATCAACGAACCTGAAGACCATGATAATCATGGCATAGATGCTGCACGCTACTATGTGCTGGGAGAACTTCTCGGTAGAATTATGAAACCCAAAGACGTTTCAGGAATATTTGGACATTAAACTTTGAGATATGACTATAGAAGAAATTTTAGCTATGCCGGAAGTAGAGAGAAAAATCTACTATCTGAAAAAAGGACGAAAGACCGAGCAACCAAACGCTCACGCTCTTTACAACGACTGGAATCCGAACAAGCACGAGATAGTGATAGATGAAGAGAAATACCCGAAAATCAAAATCACGACCCAGCCTGAGAAACGGATTACAGACCCGACAACCGGGAAAGAATATATTGAGCCGGCGGTCAGGAAAGAAGTTGACCCAAACAGGATTGCGCTTCCTATCGAACAGGACATCGTGAATATTCAGACAGCCTTCACCGTGGGAACAGAACCGGTCCTTGATTGCCAGCCGGAGCAGTCGGAGGAGAACCTTCTTTCCACATTAAAGCAGGTATTCAAGAAAAACAAGCTGAAATATCAGAACAAAAAGGTGGTCAGGGCATGGCTGGCCGAGCAGGAAGTGGCCGAATACTGGTATGTGGTTAGGGATGACGGCTTCTGGGCAAAACTCAAACGAAAGATTTCAGGAATTTTCGGTAAATCTAAGCCTGAGTACCGCCTGAAGAGTGCCATCTGGTCCCCGTTCCGTGGCGACAAACTCTACCCTTTCTTCAATGACCAGGGGGATTTGGTGGCCTTATCCCGTGAGTACAAGAAGAAAGACCTGAACGATGTAGAGATTACCTGTTTCATGACCATTACCAAGGATATGGTTTACCAGTGGGAGCTAACGAGTAGCTGGTCCGACAAAGGCTCATTTGCTCATGGATTCAAGAAAATGCCGGTGATTTATATGTACCGTCCGGAAGCGTACTGTGAGAAGATAAAGAGTCTCCGTGTAAGACTGGAGAAACTTCTTTCAAACTATGCAGACTGTATCGACTACCACTTCTTCCCTATCCTCATGCTTTTTGGTAACGTGGAGAATTTCTCAGGTGAGTTCAAGAACCGTGTTGTCGAGCTGACCGGCCAGGGAGCAAATGCCCAGTACCTTACCTGGTCTCAAGTGCCCGATACTGTCAAGTTCGAGGTAGAAACCTTGCTGAGCCAGATATATGGACTGACCAATACGCCCAGAATCTCTTTTGACTCACTGAATGGTACAGGAAACGCTGTCTCCGGTGTGACTTTCGACTATGTGTTCATGTCCACCCACCTTAATGTAGAAAATCTAAACGAAACTGTCGGCGAGTTCATGCAACGACGTGTAAATTTCCTTGTCTCTGCGTTGGGTTCCGTGAATTCCACCCTTGAAGAAGCCTCCGAGACTATTGACGTGGATGTGCAGATGCAGCCATACAAACTGGAGGACATCAAAGACAAGATAGACACAGCTATCAAGGCCAAGGACGGTGAAATCTGGTCTCAACAGCGGGCCATTACCTTTGTGGGGAACGTGGATGCAGTTCTGGATGAGATTGAAGCCATCAAGGAAGAGCAGGCTGAGAAGCAGAAGAACGACATTGAGAAACAGAAACAGCTTTCCTCTCTTAAAAGTGCTGGTAGCAAATCTGAAGAATAGAACAACCCAGTCAGAATATTTACGAGGATAATACAAAACAGAATGATATAAATCTAAAATATTGACGAATTAGATAGCGGTATCTTTATGGTATCGCTATTTTTTTGTATGATTATTTTGTTTTTAGTACCAAATTTAGTATCTTTGCATAAAACGAAAACAAAATGGGTTCAAAAGAGAAATTGATAGAACGGTTCAAGAAGATGCCAAAGGATTTTACCTTTGAAGAAACTCTTTCTTTACTTAGTTACTTCGGTTATACCAAGCATAACAAAGGGGCTACTTCCGGTTCCCGTATCCGTTTCAAGAACGAAGAAACTGGGCAGTACATAGATATACATCGTCCGCACCCGGGAAGCATAATGAAAGCGTGGATGATGAAAGCGATTTACCAACATTTGAAGAATAACGGTTTAATATAAAGAATTATGGATTATTTGGAATACAAAGGTTATAAAGGTTCTGTTGAATACAGCAAAGAGGATAATTGTCTTTGCGGTAAGGTGCAAGGAATGGGCAATAAAGCCTTGATTCTTTATGAAGGAACTACCATCGACGAACTCCGAAAGGATTTTGAAGAAGGGATTGATAGCTATCTCGAAGGTTGCAAAGCGGATGGAGTTGAACCCGTAAAACCGTTCAGTGGAAAGCTCAATTTGCGTATGCCTTCTGAACTTCATGCCCGTGTGGCTGCGTTTGCTGCCAGTACGGGCATGACCATCAATGATTTTATCAACAAAGCCATTTCCAACGAGCTGGAGCATGAGTGTGCGATGTGAAATGATTCAAGATTAATGTTCTTTCAGCGTGATTACCCAGTAGTCACGCTTTCTTTTTGTCTAAAAACAAACATTCTCCCAATTGTTTCGTATCGTTAGCCTTAAAATTTCCCCTTCCCTTTCTCTATAAGTAAATTTACCGTATGAAATTATTAATCAAACTCATACGGTATGACAATCTTTGAACAAATCTTGGCAGGACAATGAATGAGATATGGAAAGACGCAAAAGGGTATGAAGGTTTTTATCAAGTATCAAATCTTGGTAGAGTTAAAAGTGTTGGACATAAATCCGGCATTAGGATTATGAAGGGAAGGAAACTTCATAGTGGATATCTTCTTATGGATTTATGGAAAGATGGACATAAAAGCTATGTATTAGTGCATAGGCTTGTTGCTGAAACGTTTATTCCTAATCCATTTGGAAAAACAACTGTAAATCATATAGATGGGAATAAATTAAATAATTCAATTTATAATCTTGAGTGGAATACTCTGTCGGAAAATATAAGGCATGCATTTACTAATGGGCTGAATCATGCTGTTGGTAAAAAAAAGATTGTGCAGAAAAATAAAAATGGCGATGTTGTGAAAGTGTGGGACAGCATAAAAGAAGCTGCAAGAAACATGAATGTTTGTACATCATCACTAAGAGCGTGTTGCAGGAATAGCTCGTATACAATTAGAGGATATAAATGGGAACTAATTTAAAATCATAATTATGAAAGAGAAAATCTTAGTAGCACTGAAAACGAAGTATAAAACCTTTGGGTTTGGTGATAAAGCATTTGACGGGGTGGCTGACTACTTATCAAAAACCGTCACAGAGGAAAGTCAGATAGAAACCGCTATTAGCGGGGTCGAAGGTCTTTTGAAATCTTTTCAGGGCGACATTGATACAGTGAGAAACGCAAAGTCGGGTCTCCAAAAGGAATTGGACGAACTGAAAAAGAAAATAGAGAATGCCGACAAAGATAAGGACAAGGATAAAGACAAAGATGTTCCTGCATGGGCACAGGCTTTGATTGATTCCAACAAGACCCTTTCTGAAAAGCTAACTGCTTACGAGGCAAGGGAAGCGCAGGCGCAGCGTAATTCTCAGATTTCAGCAGTGGCGAAGAAGTATGGTATTCCCGAATTTATGCTGAAAGACCGCAACATTCCTGAAAACACGGACTTGGATACTTATTTCAAGGACATGAAGCAGGATATGTCTAACAACGGGTTTCAGTTCTCCAAAGCTCCTGAAACTGCCGAACAGAAGCAGGAGAAGGAAGCGAGCGAGTTCGCCAAAATGATTGAGGCGGACACAAAATCTATTGTCGAACAACAAAACAAGTAATTTATGTCAGCAGGATACAAGTATTACATTGAGCCTGAACCGTCCATCGAGGAACGCTATGACGTTTCTACCGGTGTAAGACGTAGAGGCCCTTACAAGCTGGATACGACCAACCTTGTTGCTGGTTCGTTTCTTCCATCCTTTACACCGATTGCCGCCGACTTGGTGAAGAAGACCGCTCAGGTGGCCATCCGTGTAGAAGTCTATGAAAAGTTTACCACCGGTTCCAATACCACTTTGAAAATCAAGAAAAACTCTTTGGCTTATGTGGGTATGCATCTAGGTAATGGTTCTCATGGAGCTACCATCAACAGTATTGACAAATCAAACAAAGATTTCGATAAGTTGACGCTGTCTGCCGACTTTGGCGAAACATTGGAAGCTGGTACTGTACTCTATGAAGCTACAGCGGTAAGCGGCACAACTCCGAAAGTCATTGCTAACTCAGCCTTGTACGGAAGAGTACAAGTAGAAGAAGGCATTGTATTAGTTGCTCTTTTGATGCGAGCATTCGAGATTGAGCCTACCAAATTGGTTATGCCTTTCTCTGACATTGACAAGGCCAACATGCCGCATTTCCAGTTCAACGCTCCTGACGTTACTCAAAGTGGAAAGGCTGTAGTTGCCAAAGCGTCTTCCAGTCAAGATGGCTTGATGAGTAAAGAAGACAAAGCTAAATTGGATGGTATCGCATCCCAAGCCAACAAATTCACTTTGTCTGCAGCAACATCTTCTGCTCTCGGAGGTGTAAAGCAGGGTGTTAAAGTAGATGATGCTACTGGGCAGGAAGATGCACATACAAAATTGAATGCCCTTCTGGCATCTTTGAGAACAGCAGGTGTAATTGCAAGCAAATAAAGAAAGGAGGTAAAACATGATGCTAACTATTCATACTCTGTTTAATGACCCCAATATCGTAAACGCCGTTATCCAGCGCGTCCTTCAGACTCGTAAGGATACAATCTACTGGCAGCAGTATCTTGATTTCCGTAGAACGACTACCCGTGTATTCAAGGACTACATCGGTCAGGTTACTGGAGTGATGGCCGGTTCCATTAACTCACGATACGGCGAGAAGCCTATCCGTGAACGCCGGAATATCGGTTCAGGATATGGTGAAATCGCTTATCTTGGTGATGCTTACCAAATTTCTATTGACCGCCTGTCAGAACTTCAGGACTTGATTGACAAGTTTAACGCAGCTAAACCTGCTGACCAGGTAGCAGCCATGCAGGAAATCGTGAATTTCATCTATGACGATTACCGCCAGGTACTTTTGGCAGCTCACAAGCGCATGGATATTATCGTAGGTTCACTTCTGATGACCGGAGAAGCAACAGTCAAGAACAAAGACGACAATGCCGGAGGCGTTGACCTTCTCGACATTGAATTGCCGTTCAAGTTCATCAAGCCTGATACTGGTGCGAAGACGAACTTCATCACCTATTTGCAGCAGCAGATTAATGCACTGAAAGCTGATTATGGAAACTTCCAGAAGATGATTATGTCCCGAGGAACTTTCGTGAAGAATATCATCGGGTCGGCTGAGTTTGGTGACAAGTTCAAAATGCAGCTTACAGGAAATGAAATGTACCTTTCAACCGGTTTGATTACATCTCAACTGGCTTCCCAAGTATTCACTGGCATCGGGCTTCCGGCCATTGAAATCAAGGAAGATTACGTAAAAGACCAGACCGGAAAGAACGTGCAGATTTACGCCGACGACCGTATCACCTTGCTTCCGCAGGATAAGGTCGGTTATATGCGTTTCCACACTCCGTACGAAGCAGTGGACGGCGTACCTGGACGTAACTACACCCAGGCAGACGGTGATATGCTTATTTCCGGTTACAAGGACAAGAACGGTCGTTATTTGGAATACACTGCAGAGTGGATTCCGCAGATTACGAACCCGAACCTGATTGTGAACTTTGATTTGTCAACCATGAACGAATGACAGTAAACGACTACATATCACAGAAGTTTCAGACCTTCGGCATCAACTTGTCGGAGGCTGACCTTTTGGAGATAAGTTTGTCTTCAGAAGTAAGCGGAGAGGATGAGATGGACCCGTCAAACATCGGACTTGTTTCGGTGGCTATGGCGAAGTTCATCCCCTCTCTATTACTCCGTGCCACTTCCATCAGCGAGAACAGTTTCTCTATGTCATGGGATACAAAAGGCTTGAAGGAATACTATTCTTTCTTGTGCAAGAAGTATGGTCTTGAAGACACGCTGTCAGATAAACCTAAAGTCAGATTCCTATGATATTTGCCCCACATACATTACAGGTTAAGGTCTTTACTCCGATGGAAACAGACGAGTTCGGCCGGCCCATTCCCGGAACCGGTGGAGAAAGCTGGCAGGACGTATGTAAGTGCCGGTGCGACGATAACTCAACCAAGGAGTTTACTTCGGAGAATGGCAAGGTATACCGACCGAACTATCACGTAGTCTGTGAGAAGAAAACCTCACTGAAGGCTGGTGATGAGGTCAGATGTATGGACGGTAAGAATATCCGTGGAATTGGCAAGGTTTACATGGTGAAGAATACAAACTATTTTGGTTACTCAGAGATATGGCTGTAAAATTTGATTTTTCGGACGTGGATAGCTTTTTCGAGCAAGGCTATGCCGAGGTGAAATCTGTTGAAGATAAAGTTGGCAAGGAAGCTGTCGATTACGCTGTGAAGAACGGAAGTTACCAGAACCGGACCGGAACGCTCCGTAAGTCAAACAAATACTCAGTTCAGGATGATGGACTGGAGTTAAGGAATGAAGCTGAATATGCTTCGTTCGTTGAATCCAAAGGTTACGAAGTCTTGACTGGTGCAGCCATATATGCTGAGAAACGATTAAAGGAGGAAATAAAATGATAGTTACCACCGACATAGCGAACATACTCTATCGTGATTGCCAGCCTTTCGGCATTGATGTTGTCCCTCATGGCAAGAAACTGACGGGTGCGATGAAGTCCGAAAGGATTGTCATTCACTCTAAGAAACAGCAGCCGGGAACGTACTGGAAGAAATCCTTCGTTGAGGTGAATCTTTGCGTTCCTGACTTAAAAGAAGGTGAAGCCAACACCATCCGGCTGAACGAACTGGAGAAACAGGCGCAAGAATTGTTTGACGGAGTGACCGGACGCTATGACGGTACAACCTATCATTATTCCATCGAGTCAATCGGAACTGAGGAGGACACATCCTTAAAGTGTCACTATGTGAATGTAAGAATTTTGTTTGAAGTTTTAAATGTGAAATAATATGGCAGAAGCAAAGAAAGTCACAGCCGCGAATATCAAGAAGCTTTGGTATGGCGAAACTAGCGAGATTACCGCAGATTTGACAGGGCAAGCCTTGCATACTCTCTTGCAGGGTGAAACCTTGAAAGAAATCAAGAATATCCATCAGGATACATGGACGATTGAAGAAGCGGAAGCAAGTCGTACAAACTACAAGAACCAGCTCACGAATCAGACCTACCGAAGTGATAAGGAAATGGGTGATGTTACTGTAAACTTCACTATTGGAGAATACGACTATCCTACTAAGAAAGACCTTATGGGTGGTGACATTATTAACACTGATAAGGGTTGGAAACGAGCAAGAGGCAAGGTAAACATTGAGAAGTTACTTGTTGCTTTGACTGACGATGACCAGTATTGTGTGATTCCACGTGCTGACATCGGTGCACGTGAAGCCACAACAGACAAGGCTGTCGGTATTCCTGTAAGTGCGGTGGAACTGGAACCACAAAATGCAGAAGTTGCACCGGAATACTGGTTTGACTCATCTGAAGTAACAGCAGGTGCTTAATGCCTATCCAATAGGTAGAGATTGAATTCCATAACAGGGGTGGGCTTTATGGCTTCACCCCTTAATTTTTATCTTTTATCAGAATGAATCAAGGAGCAAAAATAGTAACTGAATCCATTATCGGAAGTGATTTCAGAACGGTGTTTGTCGCTGGGAAAGCCTACACGCTCTACCCTCCTACTATCCACAAACTGGCCGGGGCAATCTCCCATCTGTCAGGCGTACAAGAAGCAGACAAATTGAAAGAAGTTCTGCTCTCCCTGGGAGAAAGTGAGGCCTACAGCAAGGCTCTTTCCTGGCTGATAGCTGGTGACGAAAACTTGAGCGAAGAACTGGCAAAAGGAACATACGAAGAAAACGTAAATGCTTTAGATGAAGCACTCTCTATGATTGACTCAAAGGTTTTTCTCAAAGCTGTCAGCTTGGCGAGGAACGTAAGTCTGCTGGCAGCGAAACCGAGGTCGTAGGAAATGATACTCTCTTGGGACAGATTGCATCGTTCATGGAAAATCTGCATCTGTCATACCGGGAAGTAGTCTACGAGATACCGTATAGAAACTTAGTATTAATGCAGCGTGACAAGCTCCATACAGTTACCGGAATCAAGGTTACAAAGGTGAAGGGTAAGGATATGGCTTCGCGCAGAAGAAGAAATAAATAACAAATATGCCAAAGTTAGTGTTTAAAGTGTCGAGTGACTACCAAGAGGTGATTCGACTGAGACAGGAATGTGAGAAGCTGGAAGCCCAGCTCAAGAAGATGGACGTAAACAAATCCCCAGCTGCAGCAAAAGCTTTAGAAACGCAACTGTCATCCACTCGTCAGCAGATGATGGGACTGGTAACTGAGGCGGCTAAGACAGGGGCTGTAATGGAGAAAGACTTTAAGTCCAATATTTACAATGCCTCACAATCTGTAAATGATTTTACTCAAAAAATTATTGACCAGAAAAGAGTTGTCAAAGACGTAGAACATGATGTTAAGCGGTTGGGCAATGCTTATAAAACAGCTTTAAAAAGAAATCCGACGGGAGCTGCAGGCTTATTATCAGAATACCAATCTGCAAAGAAGACTCTCGATGAAGAAAGAGCTACTTTATTTGGTTTGACTCAGCAGCAGGCTGAAGCTCGTCTTTCAGTAAAGAGACTGAAGGATGAATATGCAGCCTTTAAGGAAGAAGCCGGCGAAACGGTCGAAGCAAATGAAAAAATGTCCGTTTCCTTAACCAAAGTACTTGGTGTAATAGGTGGAGTAACTGCTTTGAAAAACTTTGTCACAGAACTTGTCAATGTACGAGGACAATTCCAGCAGCTTGAAATTTCTTTTTCAACCATGCTGAAAAGTAAGGAAAAAGCAGATAAACTGATGTCGGAACTGGTGGATATTGCCGCAAAGACACCTTTCGACCTTCAAGGGGTGGCATCATCTGCCAAGCAAATGATTGCTTACGGCTCGTCAGCTGAGAATGTGGGTAATGAGCTTGTAATGTTGGGAAATGTAGCCGCCGGTGTTGGCTCCCAACTTAGTGAAATAGCTTATCTCTATGGCACATTAAGGACACAAGGGAGGGCCTATGCTGTCGATATTCGTCAGTTTGCAGGACGTGGTATTCCCATCTACGAGGAACTGGCAAAAGTGCTTGGTGTGACAAAAGATGAAGTTTCCGGTTTAGTAAAGGAAGGCAAGGTAGGATTTAAAGAAGTAGAACAGGCCTTTAAAAATATGACTAGTGAATCAGGAATCTATTATAACCTGATGCAAGAACAGTCTAAGTCTCTTACAGGGCAGTTGAGTAACCTTGGAGATGCTTGGGATACAATGTTGAATGAGATTGGGAAAGATACTCAGGGAATTGCTTCTGCAGGTATTTCAGGCTTGAAAGGTCTTATTGAGAACTATGAAACTGTTGGTAAGATTTTGATAGGACTGATTGCTACATACGGGACATACAAAACCGCTCTTATTGTAGTGCGAATAGCTCAGGATACATTAACGGCCAGAATGGAACTTGCAATTTTGGTTACCAAAGCTCAAATGATAGCACAAAAGGCTTTGAATACGGTTATGAAAGCCAACCCGTATGTCCTGGTAGCTACGGTTCTTGCCGGTCTTGTTGCTACAATGTGGGCCTTCCATGACAGCACAACCGCATCGGAAAAGGCACAACAAAAATTCAATGAAGAACAAAAGAATTTTGCGAATCAGGAAGAGGAACGCAAGAAAAAAATAGAAGAGCTGATACGCGTTATCCAAGATGAGACAGAAACCGAGTTTTCAAAGATAAAGGCCTATGAGGAACTGCAAAGGTATTCTCCTGCACTTTCTTCTGCTTATACCCGTGAACAACTGGCTGTACTCAATCTTGCAGAAGCAAATAAAGAACTGAATAAGGAACGAGACAAGAACAGTTATGAAAACATACTAAAGAATATTCAACAATGGGAGGAGAAAATAAAATCATTAAATGCTTCTTTAAAAAATGCGGGGCAAGGTGCCCCATTAATCGCTTCACAAATAGAATCAGCAAAAGCAAATCTTAACAAGTGGAAATCAGCCTTGAGCGAATATAATCGACTGAAAAAGGAAACAGAGGAAAACTCGAAACCTGTTGAAGTCAAGCTGATGGAAGCAAGAAGTAATCGTGAGCAGATTATACGCGAATACAATATAGCAAGACAAATATTGCAGGAAGAGCAAGAAAAAATTAAGAATTTTCCTTTTGCAACAATTCCTATTGACGTTCAAATACGGTTCAATAATGCGCAAGCAGCGTTAAAAGGGATTGACGGCACCATATCTGGCCTGGAATCGCAAAGAGAAGCATCGGAAAAGACGTATCAGCAAGCATATAAAGAAGCAAAAGCTGTTTACGAAGCAAAATTAAAGGCCGTAGAGGATGCTAAAAAAGGCACTGAATCTGCTTATAAGAAAGCTGTAGAAGAGTTGGAAGCAGCAGAAAAATCATATAAATCGCTCGGTGGTGTAACAGGAGACACTCTGGCCAAACAAGAGAATAATGCGAAGAAAGATGCCGAGCGACAAAAGAAAGAGCAGCAACAGGTTGCAGAAGAACTCCTTCAGCTTCGCAGAACAAATCAGCAGGAAGAAATCAACCTGATGGAAGAAGGTTCTGAAAAGAAGCGCAGACAGATTGCACTGGATTACCAGCGAGAAATCGACGAAATTAGAAAACAGCGAAAAAAATGGGAAGATGCACAAGGAGGAAAGCTTACGTCTGAACAGCGGGAAGTATTAGGAAGTCGTGCGTCTAATGCCATGCAGTCACGTGAAAAAGGGCTGGCCGAAATTACGAAAGCCGAAAATCAGGCTGCAATCGAGGCTAATGAACGCTACCTGAAAAGCTATGGTACATTTATGCAGAAACGTGATGCAATCATAGCTGAGTACACCCGTAAAATCTCGGAGGCTGCTACTCAGGGAGACAAGGACATACTCCAGAAAGAAATGGATAAGGCACTCTCCTCTCTTGATCTTGAGAAGCTGAAACAGGGAATCAATTGGGAACTTATCTTCGGTGACTTGGATAAGGTCTCCAAAGAGTCCCTGAACAAGGTAAAACAGCAGCTTAGGGATTTCAAGAACTCAGAAGAATACAAGAATATGGCTGTTGACCAGAAGAAGGTCATTGACGAGGCGTTAAGCAACATCCAGTCAACTCTTATCGACAAAGGAGGATTGTTGGCCGACCTACCCGAACAGTTAAGCGAATTGGCCAAGGCACAGGAAGAATTGTCACAAGCTCAGGAGGAATACAACGAAGCCATGAGAAGCGGAACAGATGAACAGAAAGAAGCGGCCACGAAGAAACTGAATGATGCCCAGAAAAGACAGCAGAACGCTCAGGTCAATGTACAAAAGTCGACAGATAAAACGACAAGCAACCTTGTCACATTGTCGAACGTCATTACCCAGCTTGGTTCAAATTCTGAAATTTCACTCTCTCAGGTCGGTGATTTGGCCGGAAATATAGTAGACATATTTGCAGAAGAGAGCGAGAAACTTGGAGGTATAATTGGAGCTGCATTTTCTCTTTTAGATGCCATCGGGACACAGGGGTTGGATGGTTTCGTAGGTAACATATTCAGTAGTGTCTTTAAGTCTGTAGGTGGAATATGGGATACCCTGACTTTCGGAGGATTCAGCAAACTCTTCGGTATTGGAGGAAATGAAAAAGAGGTGCAGGATACAATCAACAGACTCACGGACAGAAACGAAAAGCTGCAGTCTGCCATCGAATCCCTTACGGAAGAAATGAAGTCCAGCAAGGGAAGCGAGAAATCTGTAGCAGAGTACAATAAGGCCATCAAGTATCAGGAGGAATACAACAAGAATGTCCTTGCAAAAGCGCAGGCCAATGCCAGCTATCACAGCAGCCATCATAGCTGGGCCTATTACATGGGCTGGTCGGAAAGTGACATACAATGGATTCGGGAAAATGTCATGGCAGAATTCACAGGTACAGATTCCTTGTGGCAGATGTCGCCGGAGCAGATGGACTTATTACGTCAGAATGTAGACTTGTGGCAGAAAATGGCCGATTCAGGGAAAGGAGGCTATGGAAATGCTGTCGTTGATGCACTAGGTGAATATGCAGATCTGGCCGGAAACCTCGAAGAACTGAAAGAGGGACTTTTCGAACAGCTTACCGGAATAAGTTTTGATTCCATGTATGACAGTTTCATAGATACTCTCATGGATATGGATGCCTCGGCGGAAGATTTTGCGGATAACCTATCCGAATACTTTATGCGTGCCATGCTTTCAGATAAAATCGGTAACATGTACAGCAAGAAGCTGGAAGACTGGTGGAACAGATTCGGTGAAAGTATGAAGGACGGAAACCTGAGTGAGAGTGAACGTAATTCACTCCAAAACGAATATATGGGGTACGTGAATGAAGCATTGAAACTACGGGATGAACTTGCCGCAGCTACCGGATACGACAAGGCTGGCAGCAGTTCCCAGCAGTCGGCCTCCAGCCGCGGATTCGGTACAGAAATGACGCACGAGGATGCCGGAGAACTGAGCGGGCGGTTTACAGCCGTGTATGAGTCCAATCTTAGGATAGAGACGGCAGAACAGCAGCAAACGGTAGCTATTACCGAACTGCGAGGTTCCATCGGCTCCCTGACATCACAAGTAACCGGTCTGTACAACATTGCCGACGAGACACGTACCATCCTGGCCAATTCCTATTTGGAGTTACAGCAAATCAGAGAGAATACTGAAGACTCAGCCAAATACTTGAAAGATATTAAGGCTGACATCGCCGAGGTGAAACGTAATACAGCAAGACTATGA